TTGTCCTTCGTGATCCACGGGATGATGCCAACGGGAAGGCTGTCGAGGTAGAGGATCGTGGGTTTCTCATGGATGACGATGTTCGGGTACAGGCTGAACAGTTCGACCACCGAGTTGAGGCGGTTGGTGTTCTTGAAGAACACATCGTGGTTCCCGAGGGTGATGTCCATCTGCACATCCATGTCCCTGAGCCTGTCGAGGAATCTTGTCCTCACCTGCCCGAGCGTGTGGAAGTTGACGAACTTGCGCCTGTCGAGGAAATCCCCGAGATGCACGACCTGCTTGATCCCGTGCTTTTCGATGTATGGGAAGAACACCTCCTCAAAGAAACCGAGGAAGTGGTCGAGGAATATGGGGCTGTCGTTCCTTGCGCCGAAGTGGGTGTCGTTGATGACTGCGATCATTTGCCTTCCATGACATCATCCAAGGGCGGCTTTCCCGACTGCCTGTTCCTGCCCCTGCGTCCCTTCTTCTTCGGCTTGAGTGCCTCGGCGTTAGCCTCGGGGATGAGGAAGTCGGCGAATGGATTCGTGGACTCGTTGTAGTCCTTCGCCTTGTCCTCCATCCAATTTCTGAACCTACCCGTGGGGTCGTTCTGCTCAAAGACCTTCATCTTCACATACATCTGCTTCTTCTCCCGCTGTATGCGCCTGAGGAAGGCGTAGTAGATGATCTGCGTGAAGAAGGCGAACGGGTTGCGTGACTTCTTGGGGTCGAAGTTCGCTGCATACATGACGCAGTTCTCGACGCTGTCGCAGATCATCTCTTCCCTGTAGGTGTAGTTGGCGAAGTTCGGCTTCCTAGCGAGGTTGTTGGCGATGTCGAGGAAGCATTGCCCGATGTAGTCGTTGACCCCAGGCGGCTTCTGTCCCGCCTTCTTCGCCTTGAGAGCGACCTTGCGGTATGCGGACAGTTCCTTGAGGAACCGTTCGTTGTCGATGTAGTGGTTCTGAGCCTTCCTTGGCTTTTCGCTCATCCCAAAGCACTCCACCTAGCGTGAAGTAGTTATCGCCTCGGGAGATCGATTCCGTAAGGTTGGATATGGGAAAAGAAAAGAGGCGACCACCGTCGCTTCTGTTTGCTGCCTTTTCCCCTACTAGTTTTACTAGGTACTAGGTCTCTGGTACTAGTTTTACTCTCTCCGTAAGTGTTTTTTGATACTCATCTCTAGTGGTAACTTCTTTACCCTAGACTCAGTACCCAACACTCAAGATCAGTCTACTAGGTTGTTCCTATTTCCTACTCAAGAAGACCTTATGAGTATCAACTGAGACTCAATGATATTTAGCCGACTCCAAAAATTTTGTTCGGGGAAAATCACATTCTCGGGTCACCACCCCACCCTGGAAACTCGTCATATCCGTTCTTTCCCTCACGACCGTCAGTCTCATCGTCCTTGGAGTCCATGTTGTCATCGTCAGGACCGTCTTCCATGTCCTCAGTCAAGACATCCACAGGTCCCGTGGAAGCCATGTCCTCAATGATGTCGGAGTTGATCCGAGCCTGCGTGTAGTCCGACACGATCCCTTGGATGGGTCTGACGATGCACAACACGACTTCCTTCTTCACGACGATGTAGTCCTCGGCGGCGAAGTCGATCCAATTCTTGAGGACTACATTGACCTCCTGCATCGGAGCCGAGTCCTTCTGCTGCGACTGCACCGAGACCAAAGCCATGACCATGGGCTTCTCAAGGATGTACGAGTTCTTGCCGCTCTTGCCGATCCCTGCGATGAGGGTCTCGCCCGTCATCAGCCGCACCATCCTGATGGGGTAGAACTGAGTCATGGGTTTCCCTCGGGTCTCTTGATCTTCATGTCCAACGGCATCTTGACCAACCTGTACTGAAACTCCTCGGACTCGTAGATCTTGAGCCTCTTGAGGAAGTGCCTGAGGGTGTAGTTGAGGGTCTCTCCCTTGTGAAGATCGTCGGCGAGGTCGTACAACTTGGCGATGTGCTTGCCTTGGCTCTTCCGCAACTGCCGACCGATGCTCTGTAGGACACGGATCCTCGACTTGCTCGGCGAGGCGAAGATCACATTCCTCAGGCTGCGGATGTTGATGCCCGTGGAGAAGGTGCCGTAGGAAGCCACGATGATGGCGTTCTCTTCCTTTTCCACGATGGCTCGGATACCTTCACGCTCCTCAAGTTCGGTCTCACCCGCCACGAAGTAGACATTCCGTCCCTCGGCGCAACCCTTGATCTTCTCGTACAAGGGTTTCCCGTGCTTCTCCACGAAGTTGAAGAGGACGAGCGTGTTCCCTCGGGTGGCTGCGGCGAGGTGGGCGATGAAGTCGTTCCTCCTCTCACACCCGACGAGCCATTCGATCTCATGTTGGTAGTCGAGCCCACAGACGCTCTCACGCACCTCGGCGGGATATCGGAGCATGAGGCATTCGATCCTCAGGTTGGTGAGGAGGTTGCGGTCCATCAACTCCTTGGTGGAGATAACCTTGTGTACGGGTCCGAACAGACCCTCAATAGCCAACTTGTGAATCTTGGAGCCGTCGAGGGTGCCTGTGAGGGCGATCCTGTACGGGCATTCCGTCAACTTGGTCATAATGCTGTTGAGGCTCTGAGCCTTGAACAGGTGAGCCTCGTCGCCGATCACGACCTCAAAGTTGTCGAACCATGCCCGAGGCAACTTGTAGATCGACTGCCATGTCGAGATCACGATTTGTTTGTTGGTCAGTTTCTCCTCACCGCCAACGATGCGGTGGCAGTTATCGTCCGCACTCCACTTCACGGTGTGGGAGTAGTCCTTGAAGTCCGAGAACATCTGTGCGACGAGCGAGATGGTCGGCACAACGATGAGGATCTTCTTGGATGGCGGGATAGCCTGTTGGTAGTACCTGCACAGGCTGTAGATGATGAGGCTCTTTCCCGAGGCTGTCGGAGACAGGAGTACGCATCGGGATTGGTTGAGCGCATGGCAGACCGCCTCGACCTGATGGTCGTGTGGCGAGAGGGGCTGTCCCCCTGCGGTTGGCTTCATCGATTCGATCAGTCCCTTGACCTTCTCACAGTCGTACCTGATCTCGGGCTGCGCCACCGCCGAGTCCACCTGCATCTCGTAGCCACGGTCACGGGCGAAGGTGGCGAGGTAGTCCATCAGTCCCGCAGGAAGCAGTCCTGAGTAGGCGTTGAAGAGTCGTACCTTTCCATCCCATACCCTGCGCCTGTAGGCAGGGGTGAACTTGGCACCTGGAACCTCAAAGGTGAAGAAGTCCTGTAACTCGTAGGCGACAGAGTTCTCCGTGATGACACGGAGGTGTGCCGAATTCATGCTGCGAACTTCAATGGACGGCATCAGGTGCTTGGGTACTTATGAGACACCGCTCATAAACTTGCGCCACTCAATGGCGTTGCGGATGACCCAATTGCGGTTATTGATCCCCTTGATGACCGAGTCGAGGTACTCGACCTTCGCCTTCTGTAGGTCGATCTTGGAGCCGAGCCTGATGAGGTCGGGGTCGGCATCCATGTAGAGTTCCATGTCCTGCCGCAGGATGCGGGTCGCAAAAGGTTCCCACCCGAGGGCTTTCAGTTGGTCCTCGTCCAACTTGCCGCTGTACCACTCCCACTTCTGCTTCCGCAACATGCGGTAGTCTGCATCCAACTTTCGGAGGACAAGGCTCTCGTCGTGGAAAATGTTCAGGAACTTGCCGTGCAGCATAGGGATGCGGATCGACTCGTCACCGAGTTCGGTTCCGTCGATCTTGAGATCGGTCTCCACCATCTGCTTGATGGTCTCCATGTTCATTCGGGTAGATTACCTTTTCTTTGGGTGTCGGTCAATAGATACGGGGTGAAGATTGTCGGCATCGACTACAGCATGACCTGCCCCGCCCTGACGATCAGGGTCAGCGGTGGATTCGTCACCACCACCCACTTCCTAAGTCCTACGAAGAAGGGGCTTGGCAAGGGTCGGAGCGGCGACCTTGTGTGGGAAGCGCATCCGTACCCTGAGTATGCCTCGCAGGAGGGACGGTTCAATGCGATCTCGTCTTGGGCTGTCTCGCTCTGCATCGGTGCCAATCTCATCGTCATTGAGGACTACGCCATGGGTGCCAAGGGTCGGGTGTTTCACCTCGGCGAGAACTGCGGCTTGCTAAAGCACAAGTTGTGGCATCATGGTCTGTCGTTCAGCGTGATCGCTCCCACCGCACTCAAGAAGTTCGCCACGGGGAAGGGCAACGCCGACAAGTGCGCCATGGTCGAGGCGTTCAAGCAGAGGACGGGAATTGACCTGTCTTCCGACATGGGGGGCGGCAAGAACTGCGGTAGTCCCGTATCTGATGTCGTGGACTCATGGTTCCTTGCAGACTACGGGGTTTCGGTCACGAAGACAGAACCGTAGTGCCGAGGTCGGGAAACGCTTCAAGAACGATCTTCTTGTCGAGGCTATATGCCTTGCCGAAGGTGCCGTCGAAGAGTTCCTTGATGAGGGTGGACTCGCTCGGGTGAACCGACTCAAGGATCTGAATGAGGAGTTGATCCTTGCGTGGGGAGTCCAACTTGTAGACCTCCTTGAAGATGTAGAGTCGCTTGGATTCTTGGAAGAGACTCGTCATCGTCAACCCATCGGGAGCAGTCTCGGGGGTGTACTGTGGGAGGTCTTTCCTATACCACTTGCCCTTGTCGAGGAAGGCGTAGTAGAGGATTTGCCTGAGGCTGTGGCTTGAGTTCTCTCGGAGCATCCTGACGATGTCCTCCTTGCTCTTCGCCTGTTGCATGATCCTCTTGAGGACCTCGGGAATAGTCATTGTCATTGGCATGATGTGGTTCTCCGTCTTGTATGTAGCCTACATACAGGGCTCGGAGATAGACATCGGCATGGACGGCGACAAGGACACCAACACTCAGCGTCAGAAGATTTGGTTGAAGGAAGAGGGCAAGACTGCCGTGGTTCGCAGGGTGGAGATCCATCCCAACTACGGAAAGCAGTACCTCGTCACGGTCTACAGTTCGACTTGGGGTCCTGAGACCTATTGGGTGAAGGAAGCGAATGTCGAGCAGATCGGACACGGTCGATGGCAGTCGGGAAATGGGAGAGGATGATGAGCAAGAAGGCAAGATCCAAGATCGGGAAGAGGGAGACCAAGTCCAAGAAGGCGGTGTCTCCTGCGCCCACGCCCGAGCCCACGCCCACGCCCGAGCCCACGCCTGCGCCTGCGCCC